GAAGACTGGGAAAGCTTTATTACCGGCGGCCCCGATGGCATGGACGCAAGCGTCTTCCCGACGATCGAAAGCCCCGCGGTTACGGGGTTTGCTGTGGGCTCTCTCGGTGACTACCTGGGGGTGCCTACTGGCATTCCTGGCCTCGAGGTCTCTGCTCTACCATTCCGAGCTTATGCGCTCGTTTTTAACGAATGGTATCGGGACCAGGACTTGGTCACTCCTCTCACCATCGACACCGGAAGCGGGCCCGATACCACTACTTCTACTTCTCTACAGGTCGGAGCCTGGGAAAAAGACTATTTCACGACCTCGCGTCCCTGGGAGCAGAAAGGACCCGCAATCACCATCCCACTTGGCACAAATGCACCTGTCACCGGAATAGGTGTAAAAAACTCGCCTAACGCCAACAACACGTCCGGACTATGGGAGAGCAATTCGACCACATCTCAAACATTTGGAAATTCATTCACCGCGTCAGCGGGGTCTGATCTGCACTTCAAAATGCAAGGGTCCGGCGCAGCCGGCTCGAGCAATAAACCTCAAATCTTCGCCGATCTTTCGAACGCATCAGCCGTAACTGTCAACGTGCTGCGCGAAGCGCTAGCACTCCAACGATACGAGGAAGCCCGTGCAAGATATGGATCTCGATATATCGAATACCTGCGATACCTTGGTGTACGCTCCTCCGATGCAAGGCTACAAAGGCCCGAATATCTCGGAGGTGGCAAAGAAACTATCCAGTTTTCAGAAGTTCTGCAAACATCTGAAGGAAGCGACCCCGTCGGAACAATGCGCGGGCATGGAATATCTGCAGCACGCTCTCAACGCTTTCGTCGCTTCTTTGAAGAACACGGATATGTGCTCTCCTTCTGCGTCGTCAGACCCAAAACCATCTACGGAAATGCGCTTTTCCGACACTGGAACCGCCGAACAAAAGAAGACTTCTGGCAAAAAGAACTCCAACACATCGGCCAACAAGAGGTCCTGAACAAAGAGGTCTATGCCGGGCATACGGATCCGGATGGCATCTTCGGTTATCAAGATAGGTACGACGAATACCGGCGCACAGAAAGCAGCATAGCTGGGGAGTTTCGGACGAGCCTTCTCAACTTCTGGCACATGGCACGTATTTTCTCTAGCGACGTCGCCTTGAATGCCGACTTTGTAAAGTGTATACCTACGGAACGGACGTTCGCTGTGCCTTCGCAAGACGTTCTCTATATCATGGCTAGGCATCGTATCCAGGCGCGTAGGCTCGTCGCCGCTACTGGCGAAAGCTTCATCTACTAGGCTACTCACTTTCAACGAACGGGCAAAAATCATGAAACTAGCACCACATCGCCACACTAAAGAAGGGCACGAACTACTCGACCCCAAGCCCATGCAGCCGCCGCTCGGCTACAAGAAGGCTCCCAGCCTCGCTGAACAAATCCGCCAGCAGGTGCTGGCGGCCAAACTCGCCGAGCTGGATCATCTGGAGGAATCCGAAGAAGAAGCCGACGACTTCGAAATTGACGACGATCTCGGCCCGTACTCCCCTCACGAAAACGAGGGAATGCCTACGATCAAGGAACTCAAGGCACGCGTTGAGGAAATCAACGCTGAAATTAAACGCCAAAACATCGAGAAGATCAGGGAAGAATTCCGGGCGCGCGCGGAGCGCGCGCCTGGTACTGTCTCTCCTCCGCCACAGTCCTCTGTATCGTCAAGCGGACCAGCGGAGCGGCCGCTTGACGACGGGCCAAAAACATAATTTATAAAAGGGTCTAAGGCCGCATCGCGCCTTAGACCTATGAAAACCGTACTTGTTAGTACGTGCGTTGGGTGGCCTTTGCGGGGGGGCCACCCTTCTGCGTTTCCCGCTCTACTTGCGGTAGGGATCGAAGCCCGAAGGGCCGAGACACTTCTGGCTCGGCTCGCGAGAGCCCGGCTACCGCCCAACAGTCCAGTATCCTACTTGTTATATACTGGACTAGGTGACACCAATGGCTCGGCGCGGCTCCTCTAAATCCTCCAATCATCATACGACCAGCAACGCGACCTCCTTTACCCCTCACTCGGTCGCTACGCGCAGCGTGTTGCGGTCATTGCCGCTTCCGAGCCTCTCGTCTGACCCATTCCTCGACATGGGGCAACACGATCAACGTCACCACAATCCCACCCGCTCGTATTCCGGCCCAGCCGCCACTACAGCGCGCGCCAGGAAGCTCGTTGTTCAAAAAAGCCACTACCTCTCGCCGTTCGTAAAATTCAATGTCCCTCGGGATGTCGCCCTCTGCGTAAGGCGTAAAATGCGGCGTGCTGTTCTCCACGCCCTGAAAGTCAATATGCGCCGCGCAGGCGCCGGAAAGAAAAGGCGTAACGAATGGTCTAATATAAGGTGCAAATAAATGTCACTCGGAGCAATCGTCGGCGCAGGCGCATCAATAGCGTCATCGCTCCTCGGTAAATCAGCAGCAGATAAGGCGAACGAAAATGCAAACCAAATCGCGCAGCAAAATATCGCGCTCCAGAAGGAATTCGCTCAATCGGGCATACAATGGAAAGTTGCGGACGCCCAAAAGGCGGGCATCCACCCGCTCTACGCCCTCGGCGCTAACACCCATTCATTCGCCCCCGTGTCTGTCGGTAGTTCCGTCCCATCCTTCGACGGAATTGCCCAGGCAGGACAACAAATCGGCAGGGCTATTGACGCAACTCGAGACAAGGCCGGACAACAACAGGCAGCACTACAAACCGCCTTTGCCGCGGCCCAGGTCGAAGGCCAACAACTCGACAACCAAATCAAACGGGCCCAACTCGCATCTCGCCTTGCTACTGTCCGGACTCCTGCTAGCAACAGCATCCCTTCTAACTCATCCCCTGGTGGCTCAAACCAATTCGACGGCCAAGGAGACGCCATCCCTCTCAACAACCAAGGAGTTAAACTTGAAACCCGCCGAGACATCACCGACCCTGCCAATCCCTCTTACATACCCGGATCAGGCCCCTCAGTGGGCGTGGTCAAAAATTCGTCTGGCGGCTATAGCGTTGTTATGCCCCCCGAACTCGCAGAATCTTATGAAAGTGATCTCTTTGGATCCCTCGACTGGCAGTTTCGGAATCGTGTTCTGCCCTTCTTCACGGATAAACTCGCAAAACCAAACATCCCGCATGACCCCGAACTAGAAGAGGTGGTATTCAACAACTGGAAAAATCAGTACGAAGTGCGTAAAAAACACAATTCAACAACATGGTGGTAAAATGAGACGTCGTCGTCGTCGTGGTGGTTCTCGCCGTCGTATCCGTCGTGCAGTACGTCGCCCCCGTCGCGGGCGTATTCGGATCGGCATAAGGCGGTAAATGCTCTGCCAAAAACCGTTCATTAAAGACGGGGTGGCATTTGCCTGTGGGCAATGCCTCCCCTGCCGCCACAAACGAGCGAAAGTGTGGGCACATCGTATTGAGTTAGAAGGCACCCAACACCAGCACAACTCGTTTATAACGTTAACCTACACAGACGAATGGGTGACAAAAAATGCGGGGAACCTGCGGCCTAGAGACCTTACACTCTTTCTTAAACGCCTACGCAAAGGTGGCTGGAAATTCCGGTACTACGCTGTCGGTGAATATGGAGAGAAAACCAGACGTCCTCACTATCACTTGGTATTGTTCGGAGAACGGCCGTGCGATCGAGGGCAAACTGATCTTAGACGCAGCTCTTGTTGTGCACGCTGCGATTATCTCGCTCGAACATGGGGAATGGGGGCTATCCAGTCCGCTCGCCTGGAGCCCGGATCGGCTGCATATGTCGCCGGATACGTCACAAAAAAACTACGCAAAGAACCGTTGCCACCAGACTTAACACCTGAATTCCAACGCATGAGCAATCGACCGGGAATAGGGTACGGGGTAATCCATGACATCGCACACCAGCTACTGAAACATTACCCCGATATAGAAGATGTCCCCGTCGTGTTACAGCACGGGACCTCAGTGGCACCACTGGGAAAGTACCTACGACGAAAGATACGGTTAGCAATAGGACGTGATGAAAAAGCGCCACAAACGGTTATCGAAAAGATGGCGGAAGAAATGCGTCCGTTGCGAGAAAGTGCGTTCTTGGCTAGTAAAAGCTTCTCGTCAGCGCTTCTGGAAAAAAACAAAGGCGCGCGTACCAACTTCCTAACCCGAAAAAAAATCTTCGCATCAAAGGAAAAGCTATGAAGCGCAATAAGTTCTCCTTGTCGAACACAAAGCTGCTCTCGTGCGACATGGGTGAAATCGTTCCTATCGGCCTTACCGAAGTTCTAGCAGGCGATAGCATCCAACAATCCACGTCGGCTCTCGTCCGAGCCGCACCACTACTGTCACCGGTAATGCACCCCGTGCACGTCAATATCCACCACTGGTTCGTTCCGCACCGTCTGGTGTGGGAAGACTGGGAAAGCTTTATTACCGGCGGCCCCGATGGCATGGACGCAAGCGTCTTCCCGACGATCGAAAGCCCCGCGGTTACGGGGTTTGCTGTGGGCTCTCTCGGTGACTACCTGGGGG